ATGTTGGTATTAAAAACACAGCACCAAACAATACTTTAACAGTTGGTGATGGCGTTCAAACTTCATATGCACCATCCACTGCTGGAAATTACCTTGAAATTGCTAGAACAAGTGGTGCTGATGCTGGTCTTCTGATTAATAAAAACACAGGTCAGTGGTTAGTTGGTATTGATAACTCTGATGGGGCAAATGCTCCACTTAGATTTGAGTATGGTGCAGCAGGTTCAGCACATCCAGGATTTGGTGCTGGAACTCTTGGGATGATAATCAAACATGATGGTAAAATTGGTATCGGAACTGATGATCCAAATAGAAAATTAGTTATAAGTCAGGCAAATAGCACAGCATATAGTGGAACTGATTTTGATCAGGACTATCATGTATTAAAACTCAATAACTACACAGACAGTAAGACTGTGGGAATGCAATTCCTTATTGGTGCTAATGGTGAAGCAGCAATTACTGCCACAGAAACAAGTGATGGTGCGACTGATTTAATCTTTGGAACAAGAGGTAGTGGTAATAGAGCAGAAAGACTTCGTATAACTTCTGATGGTTCTGTAGGAACTGGAGGATTAGTTGCTTCTAGTGGAAATCTTGTTGTCAATTCTACAATAAGAAGTCAAAATTCTTCCAGTAATATAAGTTACATTGGATTTACTCAATATACCGGTGATACAACTGTAGGAAGTATGTTCTCCTACATGGGAGGAGATGGTAGAAACACTGGTTATCTCAACTTCTCTACAAATAATGCAGAAAGACTTCGCATAGATTCTTCTGGTAATATTGGAGTAGGAACTGATGGTCCAGGTTCTCTAGTTGATATTGCCTCTGGTGATCTAGAGTTTAGTAATAAAGCAAATAGTAGCGCAATTCAAACCATTAATTTTAGTGATGGAACTCAAGGAAGAGGTAAAATTCGATATCTGCATGATGGTGATAATTTAACTTTCCATACTTTCTCAGATGAAAGACTTCGTATAACTGGAATTGGTAGAGTTGGCATCGGAACTGATAATCCAGCTACAATGCTTGAGGTTGGTAATCAATCTCAAACACTCGCTGGTGCCATAACAATTTCAAATGGTGAAGCAATTGCTGGTGGATCAGGTCCATTAATTAATTTAAAGCACGGACCTGCTGGTGGAACACAAAGAACACATCAAATTTATTCTTATATTGGAAATTTAAGAATTGCTGCAGACTCCAATGAGAATATGGAATTATGGACTGGTGGTAGTGAAAGTCTTGGTATACATTCAAGTGGTAATGTAAATTTCTATGGTGGAACAATTGGTTTTGAAAATAGTGGTGGTACAGTTCTCCAAGTAGTTCAGAGTGGTGTTTCTTATAAACCGTTAACTGTAAGAGCAAGTGATGTTACTATTGGAACTGGAGCAGGATCTGCAGCTGAAAGAGTTCGTATTGATGTTGATGGTAATATTAGTATCAACAATACTGGATCAATCAGAGCACGACTTGATCTCAGACAAGCTTCTGGTCATCCTGCATTTAATATTGGGTTCCCAGACAGTTCATTCTACAGAAATCTTGGAACTGTAGGACCAGGTTCAAGTGATAGTAGCACAGGACAATATTTACACGTTAGATTGAGAACAGTATGGAATGATAGTTCTATGACGATGTTCCGAGTTACTGGATATTATCCATATAGCGTGTATGGTGAATCATATGTTGGAATGTATAGATATGGTAATAACTCCTATCGAAATAGTCCATATGGACAGGTAATTTCTAACCAGGGAAATAAAGCAATAATTCATAGTGTATACAACACAACTGCTGACCCCGGATATCTTGTAATTGTATGTGATTGGGATACCAGTTATAACGGTTTAATGATTGAACATTATGGTGCTGGGGGTACTTATGGCTCGTATATGCAATATGATTTAGAAATTATAGATACTAAAAGATCTAGCGGCGCATCCGCACAATGGTAATAGGAGATAAAAAATGATTTCACCAGAAAAATTAGAGCAAATTATTGCTGAAGACATTGCAAAGATGAATGCCAATGCAGCAAGATTTGCAGAGGAAATGGGACCGGTTCCTACTACAGAAGATGATATGATTGTAATAAGATCTGAAAGGGATCGTAGAATTGCTGAAACAGATTGGACACAACTCCCTGATGTTCCAGAAGCAACAAGAACAATGTGGCAAACATATCGTCAAGCACTGAGGGATGTTCCTCAAAACTATACTATTGTGAGTGATGTTGTCTGGCCAACTAAACCATCATAAATAACTAAAAAGTATAATATAAGATGGCATCGGAAATTCGTGTAAATAGTCTAACTAATAGGAGTGGTTTAAGTACAGTTAGTATTACCGATACTGGTGCCGTAGTTGCTGGATTGATAACAGCAACAACTTTTAGTGGACCTTTAACGGGTGCTGTAACTGGAAATGTTGTAGGTAATGTAACTGGTAATATTTCTGGAACTGCAGGTGGTTTAACAGGTTCACCTAGCATAACGGTTGCTAATATTACTGCGACTGGTAATGTAAGTATTGGTGGAACACTAACATATGAAGATGTAACTAATATTGATTCAGTTGGTATTATTACTGCACAAAGTGATGTTCACGTTGGTGCTGGTTTATCTGTAGTTGGTATTATTACTGCACAAAGTGATGTTCACGTTGGTACTGGTTTATCTGTAGTTGGTATTACTACCACACAGAGTGATGTTTTGGTTGGTAGAAATCTCAGTGTTACTTCTGGTATATCAACGGTCAAAACACTTGATTATACTGCTATTGATACAACGATCTCTGATACTGCTGTTGATGTATTCATTTATGATACTTCTAAGGATAGTGATGGTGGTGCATGGAGAAAGAGAACTCAACACACCTCTTGGTATAATGAAACCTTAGGAACAGCAACTAGAGGAACTAGGAAAGAGTTTCCTGCTGTTGCTGTGATTGTTGCAACAGAAGATGATGTTATCATTTATGATGGAGATGACCCAGATCTCCCAATGTGGATGATTTTTGAAAGTAGTGATACTGGAACACCATATGATACACATTATCTTGGTAGAGGTTCTGGTTTCTCAGGTTTCCATCCAAGTATAACATCAGTTGCAATGCTCAATGGAATATTAGTAGTCGGTAAAGATGGTGATTCAGGAAATTATGCCGAAGCATATACTGAGATAAGATTTATCAGTGATAGTGCTTTACATAGGGATGAGACCAGTTCTTCTGATATGGGTAATGCAATTTCAGGAAGAAATGGATCTGCAGGTGGTCGTATAACTAATTTATCTTATGGTTCTATTGCGGATCATGATATCAACGACGTAGCAATGACTGTGTTACCAAACGCACCAGTTGATAGTGCTACTGGACTTCCAATTCCTACTATTGCTGTTGCGACTGATGGTGGTGTGAGTGTTATTAAGGATGATGTAAGTGTTGTTGATATTACTTCATCAAAGGCAGTTAATGATGTTCATCTAATTCATTTTGATAAATCGGGAAGATTATATTTTGCAGCACAGGCTTCTAGTTCTGTTACTGACATATATCAGTTTAACAGATATGTAATACCATCTTCTGATATTTCAAATAATGTATATGAAGAGGGTGCAGATGCAACATACTTCTCATATGCTACGAGTGGATCTTTTGCAAATGTGAGACCAAACTTTAATGCTCGATATAATGATGGCACTAATGAAGATATCACAAGTATAGTATCTAATAATGATGGAGGTGTTGTTGGAAATGTAAATGGTTTAAGTCTTTTTGCTGAAGACTACTCATCACAAAATGATGGAATGGTTGCCTATGCTGCAACCTCCTACAATACAGGATATATGCATGGAGACATCAAAGGTGCTTTCCTATCTGATACTGATACTACAAATGTAACTGGAACTAACTTAGTTACTAATGGTGACTTTTCAGGTGGCACTACTGGATGGACTGCTGAAGCAGGTGGAACTACTATTGCAGTAAGCTCTGGCGTATTAAATGTAACAAGATCTGGTTCTCCAACATCGGGTCGAATGTCTGCTTATCAGCAAGTAACAGGATTAACTGTTGGTGAGATTTATGTCCTTACGGGTAAAATTACAGCAGTGTCAAATGCAGCATCCATCGGAATATCAATAGATACGGCTGGAACTGGATTACCCCCAGTCTTAAATGATGAAGGACATTATCTCTCCAATGACTGGGTAATTGCTAATGGAATTGATTCAAATACTGTTCCTGGAACAATTACAGTAACATTTAAAGCAGCACAAACATCATATTATATTGGTTTGGGTGCCAGAAATTCAGCTTCTGCAACAGCATCTTTTGATGATATCAGTCTTCGCAAAGCAGAATATGATCGTTCAATAAACAAAAAAGGACTCCAAATAGTCGGAACAATCACCAAGAGTCCTGTTGCAACTGGTGCAGACTTGGTTGCTTATAGTGGATTTACTAACTCAAATTATCTACAACAACCCCCTAATGTTGATATGCAGACAGGAACTGGAGAATTTTCTGTTGCTGTGTGGATGAAAACAACTTCAACAGAAGAAAATTATGAAGGTTTAATGTATTACAATCGTCCTGGAAGTATTGGTAAAGGATGGCAACTAATGATGCAACCCAATTCTCTTTCAAAGGGGGTATATTTCTATGTTTATGGTGCTTCAGCACAACTTAGCGCATCTTCTGTTACTGGTTTAAATGATGGACAATGGCATCAGGTGGTTGCAACTCACAATAATGGATCTATACAATTGTTTGTTGATGGAACTTTAAAAGTAGTCAATTATAATGTAAGTATGGGTTCTATAAATGATTCCCAAGCTCAATTGCATATTGGTAGGTGGTATGGTAATGCTGATACCTCAAACTATTGGTGGAGAGGTTCTCTTGCATTAGCAAGACATTCTGCTTCTGCTCCATCCCAAGAACAAATCAAAAAGATGTATGATGACGAGAAGCATCTCTTCCGAGAGAATGCTAAATGCACTTTCTACGGTTCATCAGACGCAGTAACTGCACTTGCATTTGATGATGATACCAATCTTCTGCATGTTGGAACATCATCAGGTAGATCAGACTTCCAGGAACTACGTAGAATAAATAATACTACTACGGCAGTACAGACTGCTATAACAGCACAAAATGAATTTATAATAGAACAATAATATGGCAGTAAGAGTTAATAAACAATCATTCAATCTTAGAGAAAAACTCTCAGAACTTGAAAGACCTATTGGGTTAAAAGGTTCTGAGTTGATGAAATCAGAGACCGCACAAGAGGCACGAGACTTTGTGAGTGCTGGTCGTAAAAATATGATCATCAATGGGGATATGAGAATATCGCAGAGAAATGGAACCACTGCAACAAATGTTACTGGTGGATACACTAGTTTAGATCGTATCCGATGGTCTCGTAGTACTGCCGGTGCGATGACTTCTCAACAAGTGACAGATGCTCCACCAGGATTTTATAATTCAATGAAAATTACGGTGACAAGCACCGATACTTCAATCGCATCTGGTGATTATCACTATTTTAGACAGATGATTGAAGGAAATAATATTAATCATCTTAATTGGGGATCATTAAATGCAAAAACGGTTACATTATCTTTTTGGGTAAAGTCATCTATTGTTGGAACTCATGGTGGTTCTTTATGGAATGATGGTTTCGATAGATCATTTCCATTCACTTATACAATAAATTCTGCTAATAGTTGGGAACATAAATCTATTACTATTCCTGGATGTCCTGATGGAACTTGGGTGGCTGGTACTGGTAGAGGTATTAACTTAGCATTGGTCCAAATATCTGGAACTACCTATACAGGAACCCCCAATCAATGGAATAGTGCTGGTAATATTGCACCATTAAATACGCTCAATCTTTTAGCAACTAGTGGTGCTACTTGGTATATCACAGGAATTCAATTAGAAGTTGGTAAAAACGCCACTGACTTTGAACATCGTTCATATAGTGAAGAATTAGCATTATGCCAGAGATATTATCAAAAATTTGACACATCCTTTAGGTTTGTAAATGCATATCCCGATGTATCGTTATCTTCTGGAGATCAATTACCATCATTTCCATTCCGAGTTGCAATGAGAACTGCACCATCGATGTCACCAACAACTGTAACATCAACATATGATAAATGGAACGCGACTGGATCCCTTACCAGAGAAGTAAGGGCAGTTACGACTACTACTCACTGGAATTTTCAATATTTTGCGACAGATAATAGTAGTACTAACCTTCCTGGTGGAGGATACCTTCGAGGTGTAACACAAGAAGCATTTGCATTTTCTGCGGAGTTATAAAAAATGGCAAAATATAAAATATCCGATAACTTAATTTTATCATCAGAATTAAATATTAGTTTTCCAATAAATCCAGAGAATTCTGACTACCAACAATTCATCCAAGATATTGCTGAACAAGGATATGATATCGTAGAAGGTCCTGATGTTGTTCAACCTTCTTATATTGAACTTAGAGAAAATGAGTATCCATCCCACAAAGAACAATTTGATATGCAATATCATGATCAAGTAAATGGGACTACAACTTGGATAGATGCTATTAAAGAAATTAAAGATAAGTATCCAAAGACAATCACAGGTGGTACAACGATTGGTCCCATTCCTGCTTGGGTTCAGGAAGCAGTATATGTTTATAACTCATCCATAAATACTTAAAAAGTTGTAGATAATGGCATTAATTAATCAGAACAGCCTTATTGGAATAACTAGCATCACTAGTCCAGGTGCTAGCAATGTTCTGACGGTTCATACAAATGACACTACCGAGCGTTTGCGAGTAACGACGGATGGTCTGTCTTTTTCTGGAACTAATGCTTCTCTTGATACCAGTGGAAATCTAACAGTTGGTGGTAATGTTTCTGTTGGTGGTACATTGACTTATGAAGATGTAACTAATATTGATTCAGTTGGTGTTATAACTGCTAGAAGTGATATCTCAATTGCTGATAAGATTGTTCACACTGGAGACACAAATACTGCTATTAGATTCCCTGCTGCTGATACATTTTCAGTAGAAACTGGGGGAACAGAAAGACTTCGTATAACTTCTGCCGGTAATATCGGCATCGGACAAAGTAATCCTCAGAGCAAACTTCAAATAGAAAATGCTGGTGAGCAACTTAGACTAACATATCCATCAATTGCTTCATATATTCATGAGGTTAAAAGTAATGGTGATTATGCTATTGACAAAGACGGAACAGAAAGACTTCGTATAACTTCTGCAGGTCTGGTTGGCATCGGAACTGATAATCCACAAGCAAAATTACACGTAAGTGATGGTGCCAATGGATTAGAGTTCAATCCAAATAGTCAAAATGCTGTTGTTTCTTATAACAGAATAACTTCTGCCTATGCTCCAGTTGGTTTTCAAGGTTCAACTGTAGCATTGAGAATTGGAGGAGTTGGAACAGCACTTAAGGTAGAATCTAATGGTCGAGTTGCCATTGGCACAGATTCTCCATCTGATGTTGACCATACTCTATGTGTTGCTGGAACAGATAATACAACTGGTTTAACTGGTGGTCATAATCAAGGTATTCAATTACAAAACAAATCAACAACAGACGGCACATATTCTCAAATTGAATGGAGAACTGCTGCTGGTGGTAGATATGCTAGAATTGCTGGTATTCAGGATGATGCTAATGGTAATGGTGGTCAATTAGTATTTTTGACAGAAACTTCTGGTGGATCCACAACAGAAAAACTTCGTATATCTTCTGATGGTATTGTAACAAAACCTAACCATCCAGCATTCCAAGTTAGTAGAGATCAAGCTAACTGGAGCGTTGCTGCTGACACAAAATTTGATTGGGATTTAGTAGTATTTGACACTGGAAGTGATTTTAGCACATCTACCGATAGATTTACCGCACCAGTTACTGGAACATATCAATTTAACTTTAGTATAATTTATTATGATGATGTAATACCAAATGCATGGATAAGTGTTAGAAAAAATGGTAATAGAATTACTGGTGGAGATATTCATTTTAGTGCTGATTTTAGTATCAATAGATGGCATAATGTATCATATTCTATGACATTTCGATGTGTTGCCAATGATTACATTGAGGTATGGAATGGTGGTAATGATGCAATTAATTATCATGGATCTAATTGGGGGCAGTTTAGTGGTTTCTTGGTGGGATAAATATCAAAAAATTTGATAAATTTATTTTTTTGTGTTATAATAAATAATGAGTGTTTATCTTATCAACCACTGAACTGAAATGACTGACCAACAAAATCATCTTTCCCAAGTATTGCAACAGCAACAGCAACTAGTAGAAGAAATCAAAGAACTTAATTCCAAAGTAGAATCAAAGCGTCAAATGGCGTTGAAACTTCAAGGTGTAGCAGAATATCTGGATCAACTTGGTGTTAAACTTCCTGAACCAGAAACAGAAGGAGAGACACCTGTTGAAGTTCCCGAAGAAGCAACTGTAGCACCCACCGAGGTAGTAGCAGACTAAATAACTAAAAAAGTGCCATGCCATATATTGGTAGAGAATTAACTGCAGGAAATTATCTAAAACTAGATGATATTTCATCGCAGTTTAATGGATCAACAACTACATTTAATCTCACCTCTGGTGGACAGGCATTTTTTCCTGGTTCAGCATTCTCCATTCTGGTTTCAATCGGTGGTGTAATTCAAGAACCAAATAGTTCATATGAAATAAACAATTCTCAAATTGTTTTTGCACAAGCACCATTAGCAACAGATAACTTTTTCTGCATTGCTCTTGGAGTTGCTTTAGGCGTTGGTGTTCCTGCTGACGG